TAGCTTGGATTTTACGAAAAAATGATGTAAATTCTATACGGAAATTGAATGGTTTAGCCTATCCTAATCAAGATATAGTAAACATACAATTCTTGAATGCATTACAATCATTCAAGCCTGAAAACATATTCTTGATAAAGAAGTTTCAAGAAAAGACCACTCTAAGTGATAAACAAATCATTAGATGGGGTAAGTACATTAAAAAAGATTTTAAAAAGTTGGTCAGATTTAAACTATCAGTAAAAGGAAGTGATGTGTCAAAAGATTTAAAAGGTAAGGAAATAGGTAAGGCAATACAAAATAAAGAGACTGAAAAGTATTTGAATGAGAATAAACAACAGATAAGTTCAATACAAAAACTTCTACAGATGTATGGACACTCTAAAAGTGCCGCTACAAAAATGATAAGAAAAAATTACAAAAAAGTGGCAAAACAATTTAGAGGAGATTCCGATAGAGATTTAGCAATTGCACTGATAGGATACGATACTATAGGAGAAATAGCAGTTCGTAAAAAACCTAAAAAATTCAAGGATATTTACAACGCTCTTCCAATCCAATTAAAAAAGAGAGTTTATAATCTTAAGAACTACGACCAACGAAGAGACCATCATCCCGAAGGTAATGTATTGAAACATACTATTGCCGTAACAAATAGAGCATTACGAACTGGTGATATAGATTTTGCACTTTCAGCATTATTCCACGATATAGGTAAAGATTCAACGGCAAAACTACATCCCAAGAAAGGATTTTGGACACACTACGGACATGAGAAAGTTTCAGCAAAACTTGTATTGAAGTATAAGAAGTGGATAAAATCGATGGGTGGTAATGTTGCTGATATTTATTACATAGTAAGTCAACATATGAGAATGAAGGTATTTGATAAGATGAAATGGACAAAACAAGAAAAGTTGAAAAAATTTAGAGCATTTCCAAAGCTCAAAAAATTCTCTCAAACTATGGATATAGGTGGTAGAGGAATAAATGATTCCGTGAATGAAGGAATAAATGATCCTGGTATCCTAAAAGCTGTATTTTTAGCTGGTGGGCCGGGCAGTGGTAAGTCATTTGTTGCCAGTGGTTTATACGGAATACCAAAAAAGGTAAATGTGTCTGCTTACGGATTAAAACTCGTAAATCAAGATAAAGAATTGACAAGAATGTTGAACAAGTATGGTTTTGGTACGGACTTGGATGATATGCCTGATGAGTTATTTAGACAACTCACAGACCCAACCTATGATGACTATAGTGGACTGAGAGGTAGAGCTAAAGAACTTACAGCCTCTCGTAAGAAACTCTACATGGATGGTAGATTGGGTATGATAATCGATGGTACGGGTCACAAGTTTGATAAGATTAAGGATCAAAAGAAGGAATTAGAGGAAATAGGATACGACACCTATATGGTATTCGTCCATACAGATTTAGAAGTTGCACAGAAACGAAACATGGAAAGACCAAGAAAACTAAATCCTGAAATCGTAGAAACATCTTGGAACGAAGTACAGAAGAATAAAATATACTTTCAAGGATTATTTGGTAACGAAAATTTCATGATGGTGGATAATTCAAATACTCTAAGTCCAAAACAAGCCGAAAAGAAATTTAATATGTTGGTTAAAAAAGGAATTGGTAAATTTATTCGTAAACCTGTAAAAAATTATCGTGGTAAAAAATGGATTGAAAAACAAAAGATAATGAAGGAATCCATAAACGAGGAACCAACAAAAATTAAAAAGGTAGTTGGAATATATGGTGGTAGATATCAACCATTCGGGCCACATCACTTAAAGACTTACAAGTGGTTGAAGTCTAAAGTTGATGATGCTTACATAACCACAAGTAATATCAAAAAACCACCAAGACACCCAATGAACTTTAGTGAGAAGGTCAGACACATGACTAAGATGGGTATTCCTAAAAATCGTATTGTTAGGGCTAAATCACCATTAAAGGCTGAGGAAGTGCTAAAAAAGTATGACCCCAAGACAACTGCCGTGATATATATATTTGGAGAGAAGGATGCAGGAAGATTAAGTGGTGGTAGAAAGAAGGATGGTTCACCATCATATTTCCAAAGTTATAAGAAAAATAAAAGAAATCTCAAAGGTTATGAAGAACACGGATACTTCATGACAGCACCACATCAATCAGTTAGGGTTGGTGGTAAAGAGGTAAGTGGAACCGTAATGAGAGACTTATTAGGTTCACCGAATATCGAAAACAGACCTAAATTATTCAAACAAGCTTTTGGATATTTTGATAAGGGTGTATATAACATGATGACAAATAAGTTCAGAAAGTTATATGAGACTTATGATAAATTTTTAGAAGAAAATGACATCAGTAAAATAATAAAAGAAAGTTCAGCCATAGGAAGTAGTATTCCTTCCATAGCTGATGAAGGTTTGTACGATTTTTTCCAAGACTTCAATGATTACCAACGAATATCTAAAAGGTGGGCGGAACAACACGGATGGGAGTTGGTAAATTATGTTCTAAGTGATTCAGCCAGAGACCCAAAACCAAAAGGTGGTTTATCATTTGATAGTTTGGATGACCAAATGGTAAAGACAGTCACTTACGGAAAAACAGTAAATCAAGGTGGAAAGAACTGGCAAAGTGTAGATGAACCATATGGAAAATATGCACAACGACAGGCTGAAATAAATCAGGCTATAGGTTGGGAATTAGTAAAATTTATGATGGAACCAAAACAAGATGTAAAAGTTGGTGATACTTGGAAGATAGATGATATTGATATTTCGGATTCAAATCAACTTAGTGATTTGGCAAATCAAAAAGATAACGAATTATTATCAGAAGGTAAATTAATAGCCGCTCGTAACAAGGGTCATTTGAAAAACAAAGGTGAAACGGCACTTGATTTAAATGGTATGAAATCAAAGTTTAAAGGTCGTGGGGATATATCCGACGCTTTTGTTTTTGCTATGGAAGATTTACAAAAAGCCATATCATCTTTGAGTGTAAAACAAAGAGATAAGATTTTTATGAATGGAAAGGCCTTCATGAACTTAGAAGTAATGTGGCCTAAGTCAGCTAATGTTATCGATTATGATAAAGCTGAAATAGTATTTCATGGAGCACTTGAATACGATGATGATGGAAATGTGGTAGGTGAAGTCAAAGGTAGTGCTAGAATGTTAGCTGGTATGATTAAACAAGTGAATCAAAATGTACAGAAAAAATACAACATTGGAAAACCAAACTTTTTGAAAGTACCTAAGACACAAAACTTTGGTACAAAGAAAAGACAATACTTAGCTAGATTAAATAAATTACAGAAGGAATATGGTTTAAAGGATAACGACACATTGGGTAAGTATCACCAAAGTTATTGGGAAGAATTTATATTTAACGCGGGAAAACAATTCGGATTTACAATTCCAGCAACAAAATTAAAGAAACTAACAAAAAGATGGGCATTTTTTGATAAAAGTTACAAAGTAACTGATATTCGAAAAGATTTCAAAAACCAACCAAAATTTTTAGATTGGGTATTGACTACGGATAAACAAGACCACGCTAGAATGGTAAAAGAAAACATGAAACCATTTGAAATATTATTCTTTGATGTTGGTGCAGAAATAATGAAGAATGTAAGTGGTTGGTTAGCAGCATCACCTGACGCAGCTGTTCAAGGTATTAAGAAAAGACTTGACGCCGCAATCAAGGATGTTAAAAGTAAAAAAGATTTGAAAAAATTAAACAGATTAAAAATACAATTAGACCGATTAAATGCTATTGGTGGATTAGATGCTATCGTACCGAGTGAAGGTATCGTTTTTAAATACAAGGGAAAAACATATAAGTTTACTGGAGCCTTTGCACCAATCAATCAGATTACTGGTTTAATGACATTTTAGGAGTAGGTTATGGGAGATAGTATATTATCAACAAATCATCGAGAACGAGAACGACAGATAAAAAATATTAGTCGTGTCGCTCGTGGTGGTAAAGTTGAGAAGAAAATTTATGTTCAAATGGAAGATTTGGACGAAAAGAAAAAAAGACGAGAACAAATACTAAAAGAACGACAAGAAAAGTCTGATAGGTCAGATGCACTCAAAGGTGCAAGAACACCTTGGTTTTGTCCTAAATGTACAAAGACGATGAAGAGTCATTTAGACGATAAAATGTATAGATTACATGACCATTGTTTTGATTGTCAAGTCAAGTTTGAGGCTAAATTAAGAGCGAATGGTACATATAAAGATTGGGAAAGAAAAAAAGTATTGAGTAATAAGTTAGCTTGGATTGACGATATGATTTTAAGTGTTGAAAATTGGAAAGAAGAGGCTTCAAAACCATATGAAATACAAGAATCTGTAGGTGTACAAGAATTAGAATTGGAAAAAGAAAAGTGGAGTCAAAACACAGAACAAGTCGAAAAGATGGCAACGGAGGCACTTGAAGAATATTCTAAAATGAAAGAAGAAACCGAAAAAGAACTCGAAAGTATAGAGATTTAATATTTATGAGTATGAAAAAAGATAAATATAGTCCGTTGACAAAAGAATGGTGGAATGATGTAGTCAAAAGAGAAATATTAAACGAAGGTGGTGCTTATGGACACATGGCACATCCATTTGATGATAAAGATTTGACATTCGGTGATTTGAAAAAAATTATCGAAAATGGTTTGGGTGGTAAGTTGAGTCGTGAGGACAATGTTACAGAGAAACTTGATGGTCAAAATTTAATGATAAGTTGGAGAGAGGACTAATGGCTATTACAATAGATGTGAGTGTAGGGGATACCATTTTAGGTGGTAGATTCAAAAATAAAAAAATAAAAGTCAAAGAAATCGGAAAAGATGAATATGGAATGCCAACCATCAATGGTAGAAAAGTTGTCAACTTCAGAATACAAAAAGTCCAAGAAAAAGTGACCCGTGATAAAGATGATTACGCACAATACGAAAAACCTAAAGATAGTGATTTTGACAAACCTAACAAAACAAACTATAAAAAAATGATGGAGATAATAGGATGATTAATAAAATTATAAATTGGGTAAAATCACTGTTTCATAAAGTACCAGATGAAATATTGGAACTCAAAAAAGTAATTGCAAAAGTTGAAAAAGAAAAACAACAAATACAAGATGATTTAGATATGTTGTTAAAAAGGAAAAGAATTAATAAAAAAACTGTCGCCAACGCAAGAAGAAAACTAACTCGAACCAAAAATGAAATTAAAAAAATGGTAGAGGTTTTCGATAAAGAGGATATAGAGGACGCAGTCAAGTTTTTAAGGAAATTTTCAAAATAGGAGAAAATAAATGGGAATAGTCGATAGAACACCTCCATCCATTAGAGGTAATCTCGGTGATTATAATCACGCCCAAAAAGTAGACTCAAGTACAACTGTGGCCTTTAGTGGTTCAAATGAAGGAAGAGCTTTCCTCGTAGAGAACAAATCGAATGTTACTATACATTGTTCTGCTGGTGGAACGATTGATGGTACTGGATTGGTAGCAGGAACCGTATATCCGATTGGAGTTCAAAAGGTGACAATCGGTTCTACTGGCGTAGTATATGTCTTGAGATAGATGTCCGAAGCTAAAATCAAAGAGGTAATAAAACAAGAGTATTTAAAGTGTGCACAAGACCCAGTGTACTTCCTAAAAAAGTATGCCGTGATTCAACACCCACTCAAAGGTAAAGTACCATTTGCACTTTATCCGTTTCAAGAGGCCTCTTTAAAAGATTTTAAAGAAAATAACTACAATATTATTTTAAAGGCTCGTCAGTTAGGTATATCAACATTGACTGCAGGATATGCTCTATGGATGATGACATTTCAAACAGACAAAAACATATTGGTAATAGCCACAAAACAAGATACTGCTAAAAACTTGGTCACAAAGATACGAGTGATGCACGCAAACCTACCGAGTTGGGTAAGGTCAAAGTGTGTTGAGGATAACAAACTTTCACTTAGATACTCAAATGGTTCACAAGTAAAGGCAATATCAAGTACCGAAGACGCAGGTCGTTCAGAGGCACTATCTTTACTTGTGATTGATGAGGCAGCATTCATCGATAAGATTGATGTAATATGGACTGCTGCACAAAGTACATTATCTACTGGTGGTCAATGTATTGCATTATCCACACCAAATGGTGTTGGTAATTGGTTTCATAGAACATGGGTTGGAGCCGAAGAGGGAACCAATGATTGGAATATGATTAAACTTCATTGGACGGTTCATCCTGAAAGAGAACAAGAATGGAGAGATGAACAAGATAAATTGTTAGGACCTTCTGAAGCCGCACAAGAGTGTGATTGTGACTTCATCACCTCAGGTCAAGGTGTGATTGACCCAAGAATTTTAGAGGAGTATAAATCAACTCAAATAAAAGAACCATTGGAAAAAAGAGGATTTGATAGTAATTTATGGATTTGGGAACCACCAAATTATACAAAGGATTATGTTGTAGCTGGTGAT